CCCTGAACTTTCCAATCAATTGAGAACTTTCTCCAAAGGATTGCATCTAACCCAGTTTCCGAACCAACACTACCATAACCAATTTCATCTAATTCTAAAAGTTGACCATCATTTACTTTATATGCAAATAATCGTTTTATATAGCCATTTTTTACGGGCCTGTTGTATATATCGGATACGGGTTCATTTGATTTTACACTCTTTTGAACATCTACACTTTTTATGGCATCATATTCAAAGTTTTTTGAAAAATCAATACCAAATTCATTATCTTCAAATTTTTCTTCTAAATCAACAAATGGTATTAACTTTCTGGATTTACCGTTAACATAATTACTATCTGTAAATACTTCTCCGGTTGAGTATCTATGATACTGACCTATATACTCAGTACCATCGGTATACATCCACTCACCACCACCAGTCTTTAAACCATTGGTAATTTGAGCTTTTGTATAATATATTCTTTGTCTTGAATCTGCCATTATGAAATCCTCATTACAGTACCCAATGATGTTTCCCAATCACCTTGTCCATCAAATTTATGTTCAATTGATGTAATTGAAAAATACATCTTAGGACTTACCATTGAAGATGGTAACCTATCAATAGTTATTGCAGCCATATAATTTATATCTGCAACACCATCGATGGTAACACCCAATTTATATGGCCAAACTATTTCTTTATATCCAGCTGCGAACGTATCCTTATTTTGATTTAAATACTTTTTTAATGAATCAGAGTTAGAACTAACTTTAGCTTGGTTAAATCCATCATCACCATAAGATGCACGAACTTTTTCCAAATCACCGGCCGACACCGGGTCGGCGTTACCAGCTGATGCAGCCTTACCACAATCCGCGCCTGGGATTCTATCATCAATGTTAGTAACACTTTTTCCACTTGCACCGATTGTGGCCATCATTAGGGTATTCGCATCAAAATCAGTTTCAAATGTTACATCTCTAACAATAGAATCTTGTGCGAGTGTTGTAAAAACATATTTAGATGGTGATGATGAAACGGGTACCATTGGTCTATTTACTATTATCAAATTTAGAGTAGACTCATTTTGCGCTTTAGATTCACTTTGAGATATTTTTTCAGGTATTGCTTGTAATTGTGCAAACCCACCAGTTACATCTGCTATATCGTTAAATAGCTGATTCATAAATTCTTGTATAGTTGGTGGAACTTTACCACCACCCTGTTTATCTTCTTTTTGGTCTGCCAATTTTGCATATATAGAATTTAAATACTTTAGTTCTAATAATATACTACCAACAAAATCAGCCCCGCCATTATTTTGGGTTGTATAAGTAGTCCACTTTGCGAAATTAGCAGCATCTGTATTACTCTTACTACCATATTTAGCGAAAGGACCAGGTAATACAATACGAGTTGGGTCTGCAGAAAACATCATTGTTTGCTTGGTATCTAATTTAGATGCATTACCTGTGTAATCGAAGTGATACCTTATGTTAGATTTGGTTTTTTTCAAATGGTTATTCAGATATTCAACAACAGAATAAAGATTTGTATATGAAAAGTAAAGTTCATCATCATTATACCAAGTACCTTCAGATGATAGCATTTCAGTAACCCAAAATGGGAACATCATACCCTCTACAACTGCATGTTCACTTATCATTTGGTTATCGGATATACCACCTGCTATAAAATCTGGGACCCAAGGTACATCGTTCACATCATCTAATGTATCCTCTGCAGTAATTCCATGCGCAGTTCTCATGCCCGCAACTAATTGCTCAAAAAAACCAACTACCTCTGTTGAATCACCTAATGCTTCTCTCTCTGGCGGAGTTGCCTTTCTTGAGTTACCACCCATTGATTCTTTAGGGAATAGTGCAGAACCAGACATAGCTTTTACAGTACAACTGAAAGAACCATCTTTATTTAAACTCCAATTGAAATTGTAAACATTTACTAAAACTTCACCAGAGTTACCCGCGGCACCTGCGTTCGCCCAGCCAAATGATATTTTAACCTCACCCCCAACTTGCATAAATGCTTTGATTGCTTTATCCAAATCTGCGACAGTATGTACATCAAATGAAAATTCTGCTTCGTATATATATGAATCTACATAATTCTGACCACCCTCATTCGTAATTGTACATGATGTTAATATTGGTTTTTTTCTTCTAATACCACCTTCCGATGTGTACATACTCCTACCACCACCGGTTGGTGCAGAACCATCACCGATTGTCATAGGGGCGGGGCATGTTATAGTTTGAGAATTACCAGTGGATGTTATAGTACAATATGCGTACTTTTTATAATTCCAATCTTTATCCCTATTTTTAACTGCGGCTTTTCGTGCATCTAAAACACCCTTTGCCCCACCTAAATCTGGATTAAAATCAAATAATGCCATAACTTTTACTCATTTAGTTTATTAAATTCCTCAACAATTGCTAAAAAATCAAATGGTACTCTTATCTGAGTTCCAATTGGTACTGATAAATCACCTTTACCTAAATTGTTTGCTCTTGCAATAATCCACCATAATCTACTATCTTGATAATAGTTGTATGCTATATTATCTAATCTATCACCCTGCATACCTACTATATAAGTATCATCTTCTTTTTTATCAATAATAGGGTATTGAATAGTTTTTTTAAACCTACGACCCTCTTCAGTTTTTTGTATAGTTATTTTTTCGTATCTATTCATTACATATCCTTATATTTCCTTCCAATCGTAAATACCAGCACCTCTTTCAGGTCTAGTACCATCTAATATTTTAAATCCAATTGCAATATCCATACCCATTGGAAGTTGACCTAATTTCTTATCCAAATTAATATCCCAAGGTGTTTCATCTGATTGTGTATATGTTAGTGATTCTATAAATGCCAACTTTTTATTAAATAAATCACCTAATCTAAAAGTTACTAATACTCCATGATATCCACCACCACCATATACCGGCATTGTCATTGTTGCCAAATATTGTAATTTTTTATACATTGGTTTCATTTCTGCTCTTGAACTTGCATATGCTTTAAAATTAAGTGATAAACTACGTTCGAATGTAGTGTATTTATATGCCTGGTCTGCACGCCCATTATACTTAAATGAATCCCATGATGGTGAGAATGTTTCTGTAATACCACTCACAGTTCCTCTAAATTGAGTCTTACTACCACCATCTGCTTTAATCCAAAAGTTTACTAAATCATCACCTGTTCCGTTTAAATCTAATGCGTTTATCTTATCTATAACAGTAAAGTCTGGATTATTATAATCACTTTTATCTTTACCAATCGAAAGTGCGTGGTTAGGTAATCCGAATTTGGCTTCTATACCTTTTTTATAATCCGCATCTCTATAACCCAACTTACTGGTGAAATTTTGTCTAAAATCATTTACTGATGTATCTCCTGCAGGTCTTGTTGGTATATCACCATACGCAAGGGTTTCATAACTTTTTATAAGTTCTGCTGCGGTTTCATTCTTTTCAATTGGGTGTGTATTACCTTCAGTATTTTTTAGTTTTTCAAATGGAGTATCTTTTGATGTATGTGTAGCCTCTACGTTTAATGCGCCATCAGATGGTCTACCTTGAGTTGTATATGAATCCCATATCAATCCTAAATCATTACCTTTGTAATCATCGGGAGAGCCCGTTGGTATTTCTGAACTTCTATTCTTTTCATATGTAAATTCATCATTGTGAATAATACCTACTTTTTGATTACCTGTAAAGTTAGGGTCTGATGTTGGTTTTTTAGTTGGATTGAATGTTTGATAAGGACTTATTTTCTTACCTAATTCAGTTTTACCACCAAAGTTATCTTCTGATGTACCTACGTTTGATATATCTAATGCCCTGGTGTTTCCCTCTGCAACTCTACTACCATCACTTTCCAATCTAAATGTTGCGTATTGATTGAATATAGTGTAACCAATAAAATCATCAGGTCGTGTATTTTCATTTCGAGTAGGAACTCTACCACCAGGAATCAACCCATACAATGAATTAGGGCCACCTAATGATTGTAATCTTGCGAATGGTATACCATTATCTGTTAGTGATTTTGAAACATCCCCAATTGTTATGAATGATTCTGTCCATAATCCAACCAATCGGTTTCCTGTAATTGGTGCTGCTAATGCCGGGTCTGCAGTATGAGTAACCCGTTTACCTTTTTGTACAGTTTCATATTTTTCAGGATTAGCAGACTCTGGTAATGGGAAAATACCATGTCTACGTGGGTGTAACCCAATAAATCCACCAAGTGTTGATGCTATTGTGTTTATTGGAGTCCAAACTTTTGTTAATCGTTTACCTGTAAGTGTTTCTACGTTTGAGTTAGATGCCTGTAAACCTAAGTTTTTGATTCCCCACAATAAACCTTGTACTGAAATCATCCATTTACCCAATCTTACTGCATCTACAACTGCCCTATCAACTGCGGTTACAATACCACCTCTAACTAAACCATCATCAACTGGAAATCCAAATCCCCACTTTTGTGGTTCACCCTTATCTAATCCTTTTCGTTGGATACCTCTTAAAATTAGTGGATGCGCAAATGCAGCAGTTCCTAAGTTAAATGCATCATCTCTTAGATTGAATTTATCATACATCTTATCTAAGAAAGATGGTGAACTTCTCATCTCATGTAATTTAGATATACTTGGATTTGTGAGTTGAGTATCTACATAATACTTTGATTCAAAGTTATATCTTTGTGTATTCCCAGTTTCCTTACTAAGTTTAAATTTACCATATCCCGGTGTAAATGATAATCCATCAAATGAATCACTAAAATTACCATATAAAGATGTTGCAGTATTAAACGATGTTTGGTCTGGACTCACACCAATAAATTTACTCGGGTCTTTCGGTTGAAATTTAGATGTAAATCCACGTGCGTGAATATCTTGAATATAGTTAACTTCTCCAGGGTCTTTACCCTCATTCTCTTGTCTAAGTATATATGGGAATCCTGCAGGTGTAGTTTCCCCTTTAAACTTATCACCCAAACTCATAACAGTTGGGTCTGTTTCTCCTTTAAACTTATCACCTTGTTCTACTTCTGTTGGTGTAGTTTCACCTAAGAATTGACCGTAACCCAAGGGGATTTCGTGAATCATTGGGGTATATTCACCCAAAAACTTTGCATCCAAATTCATTTGGTTAGGTTCGGTTGCAAATGGAGATGAAATTTTTTCATTACTAAATCTTATAAAGTTTGATGAATTATCAAATTTAGTAGGGTCAGTTTCTCCTTTGAACTTATCACCTTGTGGTACGTTCTCTGTGGTAGTTTCTCCTTTGAACTTATCACCTTGTTGTACGATGTTAGGGTCGGTTTCACCTAAGAACTTAGAAGTTGGTTCAGCCGTTGTAGGTGTGGTTTCACCTAAGAACTTAGAAGTTGGTTCAACCGATTTGGGGTTGGTTTCACCCAAGAACTGGGATGTTGGTTCAGCCGTTGTAGGTGTGGTTTCACCTAAGAACTTAGAAGTTGGTTCAGCCGATTTGGGGCTGGTTTCACCTAAGAATCTCTCTGAGTTATCCATCTTATTAGGGTTGGTTTCACCCAAGTACCTTTCTTCCAAACTCATTGGAGTTGGATTAGTTTCACCCAAATAATTTGGTGAGTTATCCATCTTATCTGGTGTTGTTTGACCTAAGAACTTTTCTTCTAAACTCATTGGCTCAACAGATGTTTCACCTTTAAACTTTTCAACCTGATTCACTCTCTGAGGGTCGGTTTGTCCTAAGAAAATACTTCCTTCCAAACTCATTGGGGCTGGATTGGTTTCACCTAAGAACTTTTCTGAGTTATCCATTTTAGATGGATTAGTTTCACCTAAGAATTTTTCTGAGTTATCCATTTTAGATGGATTAGTTTCACCTAAGAATTTAGATTCCCTACTCATTGGCTCAACAGATGTTTCACCTTTAAACTTTTCAGTTTGAACAACTATTTGAGGATTTACTTCATCTCCAAAGTGCTCCGCATTGGGTGTTGTTCGAAAACGAGGAATCTTTGGTGCAGATTCGGTCATAGAACTCAATGGTGTTTGATTCTGTGTTTGTTCTATCTTAACCCTAGCCTTATTCTCCAAAGGTTCTTTTTTAGGCATCCTAAATTTTGAAAGGTCTGATTTTAAATCTTTTAACGCCATATTATATTCCTATTACAATGATTGGTATGCACCTCTATTATTTGATTGTTGTCTACCAACCCTCTGTATTCTCGACACTGCTTTACCATCAATATTCAATACAATTGGTTGTCCTTTAATATCGTTTCTCAATCCTTTAATCTCTTCCAATAATTCTTTATTACTATTATCAGTAGTGTTTGTGGTACTATTATCAGATTCACCTTCACCACCAAATCCAAAGAAATCACCAAGAGACATCAATGTTGGTGCTATCGCAGCCAATCCACCTAACGCCGCAAATGTTGGAATTGCAAGTAATCCTGCGAATGATATTGCGGTTAATCCACCTGCGATGCCTAATAACGCACCACTTACACCCCATAGTTCACCAGATACCTCTGCAACTTTTTGCATTGATTCACTTAGTACATTCATTTCTGATGATAACGAACCAAACGTTGAACTTATAGTATCAAGTGCGTTACCAGTTTGTGTCATTCCTGGCCCTAATTCAGATAATTGTCTTATTGTTTCAACAATCCCACCACCAAATAGTGAACCCATTCCGGCCGCTACAGCGAATGCCCCAAGTCCACCCGCCAATGCGTACAATGGTGATACTAAATCACCCAAACCACTCATAGAGGTTGTGATGACTCCGATATTCTCAGCTACCAATGCCAGTCCCTCACCAGCTGAAGCTACACCTGGTCCAACCATTCCTAATAGTACTATTTGGTCTACTAACCCACCACCAAAGAAACTAGCAAACGCACCTACTAATAGTGATGCTGAGAATGCCAACATACCAACCGATGCTAACATCAATGCCGGTCCTAATAACAATAGTCCTGCGATTGCTTCTGGTGTTATCGCACCTAACATTGTTACGAATCCATCTGCTATTGCCTGAATGATTGGTGGTATTGCAGACATAACACCAACTACTACGTTACCAAATGCTTCTAATAATGGGGATAGTAATGATAAAGCGTATGCAAAAGGAATCATAGCGGCTCCCAATAGTGCCATCAGACCAATACCAATAAGAACAAATACGGCTGTACCTGGATTACCAAATGCTGCTAAACCAGCGGATAATCCAGTAAAGTTAGCACTTAACACAGCCCCAAGTCCAGGAATAGACATAAATGTTAAAAATGGTATAGCTAACATACCCAATGCTAATGCAGGTGCTGCTATTAGTAATGTAAGTGCTCCTAATATACCCTGTGTCATTTGTGCTAAACCTCTACCTAAACTACCAAAGTTTTCTTCTAATGCTTTTAACTTAACTTTACCAAAAAATAATAAGAATGGGATACCCAATATTGATGGTATCGCTGCTATGGCAAATGTACCAAGTGCGAGTGAACCCATAAAGGTAGCTGACATTTGACTTAACCCTTCAGCTAACCCAGTAAAGTTCTCTTTTAGTGCTTTTAGTTTAACTTTACCCATAAATAATAGGAACGGAATTGATGGAAGTGCTACGATGAACGCAGGACCTGCAAGTGCAACAGCACCGATACCTGCGAATACTTTACCATCACCCATTTCTCTTAAACCATCTGCAAGTGATTTTAATCCACCACCACTGCCTGATGCTGATTGTGCTGCTTGACCTCCGGCATCTTGTGTAGCTTCTAATCCTGGTACTCCACCAGCATCACCACCACCGCCACCGCGGCCAATCATATTCATCACACCATCTTTCATATTACCGAGAACTGAACCACCATTCATCATAGAATTAAAAATGGCAGTTTTAGCGATTAATTTAACCATTTCTAAAACAGTATCACCAATGAATGATAAACCTGTTGCAGCATATCCTTGTGCAGTTTCCATTAAACCTGCGTACTCACCATATTTTTCTGTAAGTTCTTTTTGTTTCTCAGACTTTTGGATTTGGACTGCGAGGTCCTCTCTACTCATACCATATGCTTCGGCCATAGCGTTTTGTTGAACAAGACTAAGATTATTAAACTCTTCTGCAGTACCGGCTTGTTCTAATAACAAATCGGCCATTTGTTGTTCAATTTTCGCACGTTCTTCTGCTGAGGTTGCTGTCATCAATTGTGCTGATAACGACCTCATCTCATTTGCACCGATATCTCTACCTAATAATGCTCTAGCTTTTGCCTCACTTCTCATAGAAGATTCAATATCCAACATATTGTTGGCTAAACCTTCTATTTTTTCCATAGTAGTACCACGTTTGGCTAGTTCGGCGTTACCTTTGATTATGGCCTCTATTTCTTGTTCAGATGCACCAACTAGTCTATGCATCTGATTTTCTAACCCCTTAACTGCCATTGTAGAAGAAATACCTACTTCTTTTGATATATCTTCTATTTTATCTCTAACCTCATCTGCAGGAACACCTGCTGCTTCAAATGATTCTGCTAATTTAAGGGCTGATGATGCATCACCAGTTACTGCAGATAGTTCAGTAACACCTTTAATTAATTCATCTGATGCGGCGTTAACGTTACCATATTCGGCGGTGATTGCTTTTGCAGATGCTGCAATAGCCTCTGTACCATATAGGAATCCAGTTAAACTCCACGATGCCATTTCTACTTTTCCTTGTAACATAACGGCTTCGTTTGCTGATAAACCTAATTGGGTTACACCTTCTTTAATTCCATCAGTTATTCTTTTTGCACTAGCACTTACACTTTCAAATGCTTTATTTAAAAACAATGCCTTCAGAGCACCACCTGTAACTGCAGCTTCAATATCACTATTAATACCCAACATATCTTTGAGTATTCCCCTACCAGCCTCATTTAAATTATTACGTTCTTGTTCTGCTAACGCAATTTGTTTATTTTTTTCTAAATGAGATTTTAAACTATCTAACTGGTCAATGTAGTGTTGGTTTACTTCTTCACCTCTTTCGATTTGTTCTCTCAACATACCATCAATTGCTTCTTGAATACTGTTGATTTGACCTGTAAGTGATTCTTCTGATTCTAATTTTTTTAGTAGTTGTTCTTTTAAACCTATGGCTTCATTAGATAATGCTTTTCGTGTTTGCGCATTTTTAATTAGTTCTAGCTGTACAGTAGCTAAATCTTTAGTTGCTTGGATTTCTGCCTGCAACTCCTTTTTACGATTTTGAATATCTTTTTTAGCCATTTGTATAAATTACTATATTTTCAGACCACCTGATTTAAGTGCTGTTTGAAGTGTTGAGTTTAACTTTCTAAGACGTTCCCTATCCTTATCAGTAGGTGCTGAATCTTCCATATCTTTTAAATCAGATTTCAAATCTTTGATTTTTCTATCCAATTTTTTACGTTTACTTCTGAATATATCAAACATATCTTCAGAAAGACCAACTTCCTTAAAAAGTTCTCTGAGTTGTGATTCTTTAATCTTCATATCAGTTTCCTTATTGTTATATGTATAAATATAAGAAAACCCAACAATTACGTTGGGTTTCTTATTATCTTCTTATACCTTTTGTTTTTTTCATTTGTTTATCATACGCCTGTTTTTCATTTTCTTTAAATTCTACAATCTTAGTAATATAAAATTTTCGAGCCCAAAGTGGCATATTGTAAACATCTGAAAAGGTAAACCCACCATTTCCATGATAGATTAGGTCGAATATTTGAGAGTGTAATAACTTCCTATAATTAAGACTTAGGCCAAAAAAACCCGACATCCATAGGCAGTAGCATCTCTCTCCTTTCCCCAGTCTCTTCAGAAATAAATTCATAAGTTAAATCAATATCGGGAACAACTTCATTAATGTATGCTCTGAGAGACTTAGAATCTACTGCAAACAATTCGTTATCTACGAAATTACTAATATATTTAGCATCGTATTCCCCATCTACTGATGTAATTGTATTTTTTAAACGAGTCGTCAATTCTTTAGATGTTAAATCTTTCATTTTACGACCTGCTTTTTTCAAATCTTCTAACTGATGTTTAATCTTACGTTCTTTACTTTCAGTTAATGCTTGAAACGTAATCTTACGAGTTGAACGAGGTAGTGTGAATTCGAACTCATTTTTATGTGGTTCTGTTTGTTTACTACCATCGTAATCTTTATTTTCAAATTGAGTTAAATCAATAACTTCTTTTTGTTTTGTGTTAGTAAATGGGTCTGTAATCTCCACCTCATAATCCTTACCATATCCCAAAATACGTGCTGCAATCATAATTGCGTTTTTATCACCTGCGGTGATATCTACATATTTTACTGGTAATCCTTCACCATTTGAGATAATAAGTGATTGGAATAATCTATCCAATACTGAACCATCTTTAATATATGATTGTGTTGTGAGGATATCTTCCTCTTTTGCAGTCATATACTTCATTTCTACCTTACCCGATGCTAACGGATTATCTTCTGGATAAATTAATCCTTTAGATGGTAAATCTACGATTTCAGTAGGGAATTTGTAATCAGAAACTTGCTTTTGTTGATGTTGTTGTTTGGCGAGTTCCACCATCTCTTTGTTGGAGATGTTCGATGAATAATCATCTTGTAAATTTTCTGTACTCATAACGTTACTCTTTTGTTTTAAAACTTGTATTTGTTGGTTAACCTATTAATAAATATGATAATAAAAATAATTAAACAAAAAAACCCCAACAAAAATGTTGGGGTTCTTAATTTTCAATTTGTATTACAACAATCCGAAATTAGTATTGTAGTATTGCGTAATCGTATGTAAGTGTTAAATCAACAGTTGCTAAATCTTCACCAGTGTAATCCATATCTGAGAATTTTGCAGTTTGGATATAAGCTCCTTTAAGTGTCCACTCTTCTACTTTATCACCAACAGGACCCAAACTGTTAAAAGTGATATCTTTTTTGTAGAAATCAGAGTAACCGTCTCTACCAGTTACTGATTCGTGGTGTAAACGTACCCACTCCATTGTAGCTTGTGCTGCAGATGGAACTACGGGGTCGTAAAGAGAAATCGTTAAATCACTCCACTCACTTCTACCTTTTACATATCTTCTTACGTTGATATGGTCGATAGTTACTTTACCATTTGTTATCTCAGGTCTATTGGCTGCTTTAATTAGATACGCAGGGATACCCTCTACATACATAATAAAGCGGTTCGACATCTTCGGTTCGAATGATGTGAACATTACTTCAGTTGGGTCTAATAATTGTGCCATTTATGTTACTCCGTTATCTTTTCTTTATTATAAATATTGTTCTTTTAAAAAAAGATTGTGTTCCCCACCGAAATGGGGAACTTAATCTAATTTATCTATTCTGGAAATGCTGCCCCAGTTGGTAATACGTTGAAATCTAGAACAATAAACTCAGCAGTCTTAGCTGGTTGTAAGAAGATTTCTCCTACCATAATGTTTCTATCAATTACATCTGGAGTGTTATTAGTTTCATCCATAATCACTCTAAATGCGTATAACCCTTGTCTTTGTTGGATTGATTCCAAATAAGGATTAACGATTGATAAGAATCTGTTTCTCGTTGCTGCTGTGTTGTTTTCGAACACTAAGTAACGAGTAGAAGATGCGATGAACTTCTTCACTGCAATCAACAACCTTCTTACATTGATTCTATCCAATGCTGATGGTTTAGCTTGTAGTGTTTTCTGTCCAAATACAGTTACACCTTGTCCAGGGAATGTAGCGATTGGATTCAATCTACCTTCGTAGAGTGCATCTCTTTCTGCTCTTGTCAAACGAGTCTTAGCTTCAATTACTGAAGTTAATCCACCTCTGTTCAAACCTGCAGGAGCGAACCACTCAGCAGCAACTTGGTCGTTAAATGCGATAACGCCAGGAAGTACAGCTGATGGCGGCACCCATACTGGTTTGTTCTTATCTGTGTTAAGAATCTTAACCCAAGGGTAGTAAGATGCTACATAGTTTGAATCAAATGCCTGAACTGCGTTAGTTGCAGTTGAAATTGAATCACCCCATGCAGATGCATCCATTACAAAGAATGTATCTTGTCTATCTTCACACATATCTTTAGCAAATGTTGTTACTGAAGAGTGTAATCTGTGGATAACACCTGGAATTACTAACATATTGATATCAAATTCATCAGGATTAGATACTGAGTTGATAGCTTTTCTAAATGCTAATGTACCGGTTGCGGTATTTGAAGATAAATCATATCCTTGTGTATTACCTGCGATGATATCACCTGCAGTATAAACAATTCTATTTGGTTTGTATCCATCAAATCCACTTTGGAAAGGAACTAAGAATTTACGAGATGCTAATGCCGTATTATTATCATTTAAATCAATACTTCCAGTGTGTGGTGAAGTTGAAGATGGGTAGTTAGCTCCAGTATTCTGATTGTAATCACCTAAGTAGAATGCTGTTCCAGCAGTTGCAGTAGATGAATCAGGAGTTGGTGCTAAATAGTTTAAGTTATCAGTTGTAGCAAAATCAAAATCAAATCCATAGAACTTCTTAGAGTTATATGAGTTATTGATTGTTTGGTCTGATACATAAGTTGGATTAGGTAACGTAAATGCAGTTCCATAAGGATTTTGCAATGCTGCGAATCCGAAAGGTACTAATGAAGGGTCAATTGCCTCATCTTTAACTGCCTGAGTTACTTCAACTCTAATGTTTGCCGAATTGTTAGGGTAATCACCATTACTTGATAATTTACCATTTGAATCAACAGTAATATACTTATCACCAATTACTCTAGCGATAAAGTTAGGTGAATTAGGGTCTAAGTTAACACCCTGGAAAGTTTCAACTAAATTAGGTCTGATATCTGAATCAACTATACCTACAAATGGTGAACCATTTACTTTATCTTGGTCTACTCTTCTTACGATTACAGTAAATGAACCATACTCAGAACCTGCTACAGTTCCAGCTGGTTTAACATCTTGAATACCAATTTTAAATTCGTAGTTAGTTGGGTTACCATGTGATAAAGTATGGAACTTAATCAAATTAGTAGTAGCACCACCAACTTTTTGAGAAGTAATCCAAGGAGTAGCTGCCTCAGTATATGCTTTTGAATAATCAACATCTTTTGCAACATCTAAAGTTACAACAACTTCTTCACCAGTGGCGAACGATGCTGATTGGAATGTTTTAAAGTTAGATTGTACAAACGCGTCTTGCGAACCTCTTGGAGAGAATCCAAAAGTTTTGGTAAAGTAGTTACCATTTGTTGGGTTTAAAGATGCTGAAAAATTAGTTTCAACAGCCTCTGAACCTGTAATTGTTAATGTAAATAAAGATGCTGATACATCAGATGAACCGAATTGGTCTGCTACTGAACTTGCTTTAAATACATCGGTATCAGAAACGATACCAGTAGTTGGGTGTAATACTGCTGCTACTTTTGTACCTTCTGATGATGAGATGATTAGTCCAACTGGATTTTCCAGAGTGTATCCATCTTGTCCTAATACCCTTACGATTGTTGCAGTTCCAGCATCTTCTAAATAAGCTTGAGCAGTGTATGGTAGGTATGAATCTTCGCTCAAACCACCAAATATCTGCTGAAACTCTTGGAAAGACTGTACTTGAGTTGGAACGAACGCAGGTCCCTTAACGGTTGACCCAATTAACGCTGCTCCAATTTCACCAATCCCTTGAGGTAGAAATGACAAGTCCTTTTCTCTTGTAAATACTCCAGGACTTACTATTCTTTCTGCCATTTTTTTCTCCTATTTAATTTCTTTGGTTTTGTATATCTATAAATACTCCAAAAAATCAGAAACGATTATATTTATACGTTGGGTGTAAATACACCTGTATTAATATCGAACTCACCCTCGCCATACTTTTCTTTAAGTTCACCTGCTAATTTAATTTCAGATTCCCTCATCTCCAAATACTTTTGTTTTAATTGAGCTTTGAAGTTCTCAATATTTGTTTTTTGAGTTTCGATTAAAGTAAGTTCAATTTCAACTTCACCCAA